TCGTTACTATTAAAAAGTATTGCTGGAATAGCATTTTCATATCTTGAAGTGAATTCTTGCCAATTAATATAATATTGAGATGAATCAAAAATATTTTTTTCTTCGTTTGTGATATGGTTTAGAATCTTTTCTGATAAAGGCGGGAATAAAATAAAAGGGTCATTATAAGAACTTATAATTTTCTCTAAACTTGCAGTCAGCGCGGTTCCTTTTCGATTGTGTAAAACAAATGAAGGAAGAATAGATAATTTATCTTCTTGAGACAAATTAACAAATGCCTCTTCTTCTGAATTTCGAGTATGTAAAAAAGGATAATAGCTGTAATTTTGAAAGTTTACATTAATCATATTAACTCCTTAGGTTAGTTGTTATTAAAAAATCATAATATTTGGTGTCAATTTCTTGACCGGCATTTTAATTACAAAACTTCAATTCTTTCTCTTGCCACACCAATAATCCGAATTTCTTGCTCTAACGAGCTTAATGTTGGAAACATTGGATTGAGAGGTACTAATTCAAAGTGTGGTAATCCGTCTCCTGTCATTGTGCCAAGCTCTTTGTATTGTTTGAATGTAGCTTCGTTATTACCGTTAATTGCAGCAACAAATTTTCCTGGGGTGGGGTAAATATTAGGATCAATTAGTACCAAGTCACCTTCATTGAAGCGTGGTCTCATTGAATCTCCAGTGATTCGCAAATAAAATGAATCATCTGATGCGATAATTGTACTTGGGATCATTTCGTAGCCATCAAAGCCTTCAAGGGAACTTATGCCAGCCCACAATCCAGCTTGAATAGGGCTTAATAGTGGATATGCTCTTTGCTTTTCAATTTGCTCTATTGAGGCATTCTTATCACCATAACTTAGCCATTCTTTTGTAACGCCCAGAAAATCGGCCAAAACATAGATATTCGATTGAGTTGGCAACGTCTCGGCATTGAACCATTTACTCACGGCCTTTGGTGTTATTTTCAGTATATCTGCAATAATTTTTCCTCTGCCTTTCTCTGGCAAATTTTTCATTTTGCAAGCTACATCTAATCTTTCTGCAAAGTCTTGTTTGATTTTTTCTTCAGTAATCATCTTTTTCACCTTTGAACTATTGGTTCAATTATAAATAAAACTTGAAGTACTTTCAGTTCTGGTTTATCATGTACTCAAAGTTCATTCTAAGAGATTATGTATGGAAAGCTTAAAACATATTATTGACTTTTTGGGAGCAGCTAAAGTGGCAGGTTTGTGCGGTATTTCTGTGCGTGCAGTTTACAAATGGCGGACATCAAATTCGCTACCAAGAACTGAATATACAGGAGAAACCAAATATTCAGAGATTCTATCTCAAGCCTTAAAAAATTCTGTCTCAGCAGAAGAGATTAGAAACTTCAGCAATCCCATTAAATCAAGCTCTGCGCTTAGCGTATGAGTTCAATTTATCAGAATTACCCTAAAAGAAAACCATAAAAAAGTGGGAAAAATTATGACAATGAAACAAACCATTATAGAGATGATTGAGAAAGTACCAGGTGGCAAAAGTGCGGTAGCTGGCTTTCTCGGCTTTACCGAAAGCGAGTTAAATAACCGTCTTTACCAAACAAAAGGGCAACGCTTTAAAGACGAAGAATTGATTGCCGTCCAGCTCGAGTATGACTGCACTGATTTTATCGAGGAACTTTGTCGCAATGCTGGTGGACGATTTGTAAAAGATACCGATGTAGACAATCTAGATGCCGTGGAAATGGCAAATATCCAACTGCACGAATTATCAGCTAGAGGCATGCTTTTCGGTGTGTTGGAAGAAACTTTAGAAGATGGCGAAATTACTCCAGAAGAAGAGGAGGTGATTCGAAAATTATTAAATAAACATTTAGCAGCGACACAATACTCAATCGAATGTGTTATTGCGCTAAATAAACGTAAATAAAAAAGCCCCTGCGGGAACAGAGGCTAATTAGTTAATTAGTATTAACTCCCTTTATCAGTCGGAGGACTTCAAAAGATGACTAAATTATCACCTAAATTAAACGAAAATGCAAACGAAAGTTCAAGCAAAACTCAAAAAGCATTAATTCTCAAAGCCTTGCAACAAGGCGACCGCTTAACTCATTTGGATGCGGAAAAACGTTTTAACTGCTTACGTCTTGGGGCAAGAATTTACGACCTCAAACAACAGGGTCACAAAATCGAAAGACGAATGATTGTAGTACCTAGCGGCAAATGCGTCGCTGAATACAGATTGGTGGCTTGATATGAAAAATATTACATACAAAGAGCTTACTTTATTGGGGGCGGATCATGAATAGCAGATTTATTCCAAACTCTTTCATTATTCCTAATTCTGTCATTGATGAGTTACTAGCAAAACTCACTTGCGCAGAGCTTAAATGTTACTTGTTTGTTGTTCGAAAAACAAAAGGCTGGAATAAGGAATCAGATAGCATTTCTGTTAGTCAATTCATGGAAGTGACAGGGCTTAGTAATCGTTCGATTATAACTGCTTGTGAATCACTTGTTGAAATGGGATTACTTGAGCGTTCAGGTGGTGAACGCAAATTAAATACTTATTCAGTGAAAGCGTTTGAGATTTCACAAACTGGTGAAAAAAGTTCATCAGATAAAACTGGTGAAAATTTTTCACAAACTGGTGAAAAAAGTTCATCAGATCTGGTGAAAAAAGTTCACACACAAAATAACAATAAAAACACTATACAAAATAACAATAAAAAAAATACCAAAAAAAGCGATTTTGAATTACTTGCTGATTTCGGTATCACTGGACAACTTGCCGATGACTTCATCATCCACCGAAAAGCATGTAAAGCACCAATTACCGAGACAGCACTGAAAGGCTTTCAGCGCGAGGCGGATAAGGCGGGAATACCTCTTGCCGAAGCAATCACAATATCTATCGAGCGTAATTGGCGTGGATTTAAATCCGAATGGGATTGGCGAGGGAGTGGAGTTATCCAGCGACAATCGCAAAAAATGACATTTGCCGAGAAGAACGCACAGCCGTGGAATCGTGAAGAAGATTGGAAAGGGGTTTTCTAATGAGCCAAGTAACAATACTAAACCAAACCACAACAAAACAAGCTCCAGTTATCGCAGAAAAGTTAATTGACCGAGTTTTCGAGCAACTGATCGCATCTTGTCCGACACTCTTAACTGTACAACCAGAGCAATTAAAAATCCTTAAACAACAATGGATTTTAGGCTTTGCCGAGAATGGTATCAAAACGTTTGAGCAAGTTAAGCGTGGAATGTCAGCAGCTAGAGCGAAAACAAACGGATATTTGCCAAGTGTAGGCGAGTTTATTTCTTGGTGTAACAGTTACAACAACCACGAATTAGGCTTGCCAACGCCTGAAGAATTGTCATCAAGAATTCAAAAATACTTTGGTTACGCAAAAGAACCTCACAATTTCAAATTCCGCTCAAAGGCTGAATATTATTTGCTTAAAACCATTTATGACGGTTACAGCAAGAAGAAATGGGAAGATTGCCAAAAGGCCATGCCGAAAATCCTTGCCGAAGTGGTTGAAAAAGCTCGCACAGGCTTTGAGTTTACACAAATTCCAGAGTTGCTGGAGCAAAAGCCAAAAGTGATTAGTCCAGAGGTGGCAAAAAGTGGAGTGGCTAAGATTAAAGAGATTATGGGGATTGTGTAAATGGAATTTAATTTCAAGCCGATGTTTCTAGTTAACGAGAATGTACGCAGAAATGCAATGGAATTAATAAGAAATTTACCAATCAATGAGCAGAATCCACTCGTTATAGAAATCAAGGTTAAAACACGCTCAATGGAGCAAAACGATAAATTTCACGCAATGCTAGGTGATATCTCAAAACAGGCGACATGGCAAGGCGATAAGTACGACATTTACGGATGGAAAAATCTAATAGTTAGCGGCCATACAATCGCAACAAAGCAGCCATACAAGCTAGTTACTGGTATTGAGGGGGAGCTGGTAAATGTTAGAGAAAGAACCTCAAAAATGGGCGTTAAGAGAATGGCAAGTCTTATCGAATACACAACCGCTTGGGGCGTAGAGAATGGCGTTAAGTTTAACGATACGTGGAGATTTTAAATGAGAGAAGAAATAGCTCTAGCGGTAGTTCTCTTTGTGGTGGTGTTTGTGATTATTTGTTTTATTGAGGGTGCAGATGATGAATGAGAAAGAGTTAAAGATTTTGATTATAGCTTACGCCTGTGTAGTTATCGGGACAATCTTAATCACTGGCAAATGGTGGTAATTATGAACAAACCTAAGGAAACCAAATGCAAAGTCTGCGGTTGTTACTTTGTCAAAACAATAAGCTCAATGCAAAAGGTATGTTCACCTAAATGTGCGATTATTCTTTCAAAAGAGCAGGCAAGAAAGAAAAAAGAGAAACAAGACAAACAAGAGCGGTTAGAAACCAAGAAAAGAATGACCGCACTTAAACAGAAAATTAAAAGCCGCTCCGAGTGGTTGGATGATTTACAAAGCTGGGTAAATAAATTCATCCGCTTGAGAGATAAAAATGAGCCTTGTATATCTTGTGGTCGCTATCATCAAGGACAATATCACGCAGGACATTATCGCAGCCGTGGAGCTTGTCCAGAGTTGAGATTTAACGAGGACAACATACACAAACAGTGCGCGCCCTGTAATAACCAAAAGAGCGGAAACGCTATAGAGTACAGGATAAACCTGGTTAAAAAGATTGGTATTGAACGGGTAGAGTTTTTAGAGCGACAAGACCATCCGCCATTAAAACTGACAATCGAAGAAATCAAAGAGCAAATTAAAATCTACAAAGCTAAATGCAAGGAGCTTGAGAATGACTTATAGCGTTGAGCGTATCTTAGAAAAATGGGGCAACTGCTGGGGTCGTGACAGAATTGGAACAGAATATCCAAGCTCAACAATTTCAATCCCTGTGCTACCGACTGCGAGAAAGGCTTATATCAAATTCTTGACAGATGATGAGTGTTTAAAGATTGAAAAGCAAATAATGAATCTGCACGATGATGATTTATTGCAATATCAAATTCTAATGGCTCTATACATTCAACAAGCAAGTGAGAGAGAGATTTGTAATGCTCTAAATATCTCACCGGCCAAAATGTACCGAGAACGTGCGCAAGGGGTTAGATTTTTAAAAGGCGCTTTTGTTGCAGCTCAAATTAAATTTATGTTTTTAGGATAAATTAAATCTATATAAATTTTTTTATTTGAGAATTTGGTAAGGCATCCTGAATTTGGGATGTAGATCACAAAGTTGAAATAAATTTTGCTGAAAACTTACATAAATATTTTGGGGTCCGTAGAATAGGAGTTTCTATTTAACCAAAGAGGAACCAAAATGACAAAAAGAAAATCTTTCAGTTTTAAGTTTCGCAAGAGAATAAAGGTTGCGCCTGGGGTAACAATAAATTTAAGTCGAAGTGGTGTTAGCACTACACTTGGCCCCAAAGGGTTTTCTTTAAACGTAGGGAAAAATGGGGCGCACTTAAATGCTGGTATTCCAGGTACTGGTATCTATAACAGATATAAAATATTTGGTGCCGATAAAAAGATAGAGCCCTTATCAAATGATGATATTTATTTTGAACATTTACTTAGTAACATCATGCATTTCAAGCACTTTTTCCCGTCATCAAAATTAGGCGAATTAAGGAATAGGTTCAATTCTCTTAGTCAAAAACAGAGATGTTTAGTAATAAATAATGCAGATTTAATACATCCGTCAAAAGTAGGTTTGATGTCATTCTTTTTAGGTTGGATTGCAATAGATCGATTTTATTTGAAAGATTATACTCTTGGAGTATTAAAGATTATAACTATACCAGTCGGGATAGGTGTGTGTTGGTGGTGTCTTGATGTATTATTTTGTTGGAACAAAGTTAAAAAGATAAATTATCTGCGTTTTTCTGAGGCTATAGATAATGCCAGAGAT